TAGATGAGGGTGAAGCATCAATTACGACACCCAAAGCTGCTGTATTAGCACCAGCACCATCAGCAGTTACAGTTCCATCAGTATGTGCTCCACAAAGTTGATTTGCAGTTCCCGGTGTTGAATGTTCAAGAACATAAGCAGGTCCACGAATAATTATTTGTCCCGCAGAACCATCTGCTATGTCTTTTCCATATATAGCAACACCAGCCGTCCACACATCACTTGCACCATCAGCTGTTTGAACCCAAGGACACATATCATCGTACCAATTGATAGTGGAATCTGAAGTTTCAAAATCCCATTCAACAATTATTCCAGATGATATAGCCGCACCCGAACCGTTGTAGACAGTTTCTGTCCATACAGTAGGATAATTCTTAGGTTCTACAACACCTTGTATCTCTGTTGCACTAGCAATTCCACATGTAAAGAGGACTGCCAATGCGACTAAAAATAATCGTCTCATTATAATCCTCCTTTAAGTTCCGTCATAAGCGGTACAAACACCACTTGTGCGTCTTGAACCACATGTTAAATTGCCGAAAAGATACATTAATGCAGTTCTTGTTAACTGATTATGGCTCATTTCAAAATCAGTCATTTCAAAATTACCTCTTGAAAGAACCTGTAGCCATAAACTGTCCGTATCAATCATATAAATAAGATGATGATCAGTATTGTAATCTGTTGGACAATTATCATCAAACACTAAAGGCATAGTTGTATATGCTAAATGTCTGAATCCAGCATCAGCTAATTCAGTAGTTGCATAACGTATGTTACTTGTTAGACCAATCTCATATAATCCATATATGTTCTTGGTTGTCACCACGAGTCTTGGACCTTGACGACCAAAAGTACAACTGTTCAGCAATGAATTCATTCCTGTCAAACCAGTATTGGTTGTATTAAAAGCATCAACCGCAGTTGTATAAGTCTGATTTCGCCAGTATGAATTCGCTGAAGCATCAATACCTCCAACGTCAGTTTGTGTAGATGGAGTAGCACTAACTAGATGTTGTAAACCATCAATATCCTTAGCTACTGTTCCGTCTGCAAATACTTGATCACCCAAAACCTCACCCATGGAAGTTTTAGCCCGTGTTACAGTTTCCTCAACCAAATCAATCAATTTTTCCTTATTACCAGCATTCATTGCAACATCAAGAGTTGACAATGCAACTGAACCAGCAATAACCTTGATTGGATATTCAGCACGTGTCAAATCGTCTTCAATAGCAGTTGAAATTGGATCCAATCTGCCATAAGAACCAAAAGAACTATGCTTATTATAAAATATTGGATGAGTAAACTTCCTACCACCACCGACTATCTTTAAATTGTCTCTTTTCTGAAGCATATAAAGTAATGCGTTGTTGGTAGACACAGAATCAAAAACTTCCGAAGGTAAGTTTTGTAGAGTCGTGGTAATTAGTTTGTTATAAGCACTATTACCAGTTGCCATTTAAAACCTCCGAGTTTCCAAGGCTAGAAACCCAATGCTTCCCTTTCCTCAACTGTAAGTTTACTAAAGGCATTCTCAGCACGCTGGCGTGTAGTCTGTTTCCCTCCAGGGAGTCCAGTCTTCGCCGGCATACCGGAACTTTCAACATTGGCTTTTTTCTTCGCCTCGAATGTTTTTTTAAACTGTTGTTTAACTTTCCCCTCGGCTCTTTGTACTCCGTGTGGTCCCATAATAGACCAGTAAGCATCTTCAGGATTATAACCCATATTGATTTTTTCAGCTATTGCTAGCTCATCAGGTGAATTGGCTTTAATATCAGGGTGCGTCCTGCGAAAATCCGCAACCGTTACCCTAGCTACTTCCATTCTGCCTGCATCAAGAATAGGTCTAACATTCTGATTAACATACTTTTCAACTCCCTTTTGTACTCTTTCATCTACCTGTTTATCACGCTCACGATACCAGCGTGCTTCCTCAGGTGCTAAATGAGCATAAGGGTCTGTAGCCTGTGGTTGCTGGAACTGTTGCTGAGATTGGCGTTGCTGCAACTGTGTTTCAAGCTGTTGCTTATACCAATTTGCCTGTTGTTTAGCCTCTTGTTCCCGCTCCTGCAACTGTTGGAACCTTTCGTGGTCTGGATGCCGAGCATCTCCAAAACCAACCTTCTCTTGTTGTTCTTCCTGCTCTTGAGTTACGGATTGTTCCGCAGATTCCGACTGCGCCTCTTGAGTCTGTTGCTCTTGTGCTGGCGAGGCACTTTCTAACGCCTGTTCTAATTCAGGTGATGAATCCTGAGATACATCTTTTTCTTCTTCCATGTCTAGCTCCTTTACGTAGATAACGAAACGACTCGTCTGCTTTCAAAGGTTAGCAGAAACCTATTTTTTTAACTTGGTGATGGTATCATTCGAGGACCAGATTTTCTGATTAATTCCTGCATTTTCAGAAAGAAATTATCAAATGATTTATCTAAACTGGGACCCCGATTAATTACACTAACTTTAGGAGATACAATTGGAATATTCTTAATTATATTCTCAAGTGAACCTATTTTATTAGCAAAAGATTTAACCATAGCTCCATCATTATTGTTTGATTTAATAGAATTAATCTTTGTTTTAAATTCGGAACGAAGTGATGAAATTTGTTTATTATGTGAATTCGTAAGGGCAGACTTATTAGCCGAAACTACTCTGTCAAGACTTCTCGTAAAAGAACTTTGCATCTTATCAAGTAATCTGACAAAGTCTTTTTTATCTGTGATAGCCTTATATTGGTTATCTAACTTCCTTTCCAGATTATCCATTCTTTTAATGGATAAGTCGTTCTTGTCCTTATCCATAGTCCCCTGTTCAATTACAATTACTGTTGGAGAGTTTGTTTTAGTTTTAATTCTCATTTTGTATATCCCACTGTTTAGGATGAACGTCCATTTCTACGACGACGTGCAAGACCTTTTCCACGACCACCACGGCCACGTCCACCACCTGCCCTATCTGCTTTTGCTGTTGCATTGCAATTCTTACCACGTCCTAACCTTCCAGTTCCATCTCTATTTGGCATTTCTTTTCCTTTCTTAATTACTTCCCATTGGTTTTTTAATCGCCTTTACACCTCTGGATTTAGTTTTATCCGTCGCTGTTGGTGCAGTTTGATACGCCCTGGTTGCCTGCTTTGGAAGGGGGCTTGTTCCTCTTCCTTCTCCGTCTCTAGGTCCACCCTTTCCACTAGTTGTTGATCTTCTTGTTGATTTAACATTTATCCAACTCATCTTTTGTCACCTCCCTTTATTCTTCATATCCCCACATTAAAATTGAATGATCTGATGCTACAGTAGTTGTATAAGTTAAAGTTGCATCTGCTGCGCCTTTCCAAATTGGAACAGTACTATTTACAACCACTAATCCACTAGCTGTACATTGTGTTCTCGGTATAATTGCCGTAGAACCACTCTCTCTCACCTCCTCGAATCTCCTAAATATTGTTCTACCGTTCTTGTTTTTAATCCCTTTTTTCTTCTGTCTTCGTTTATCTGTTCCACAATCCTTGAAACTCTTTTTTTATCTCTTTCCATTGACCCATCTTCCACTAGCTTATGGGAATTCATATAATTTCTTTTTTCAGACTTGCTATTAAACCAACGTTGCATAGCCTTATCAAAATACCCGTGATGTGATTTCTTGGGAAAATAAATATTTGCGTTAGGACTCATATTAGCAATCCTTTACTTTCTTTTTTTCTTTGATTTAGTCCAATGATAAGTTTCATTAAACTCACTTGTTGGAATTCTTTTTTCCGTTTTCTTTTTTTTCTTAGGCATTTAAAATCTCCTTATCACGCTATGGGTGGTTCATTCCCCTTCTCGCCTCCTGCAGCAGAAATCATATCTGCCATGTTGGGAGCCGGTGATTGTCTCTGTGATGGCGCTACTCCCTGATTACCCCTTGGTCCACCCTGTTGTCCTTGCTGTTCTGCCGGTGGCAATAGGTTCATCCCTGGCTGTATTTGTTTAATAATCTTTCCAATATCAGTAAACACATCAGGAAACAGACGCAGATAAGCCTTTAATAATTCTGCTAATTCTACCTTATAACCCTGCATCTGGAATGCCATCAATACACCTTCCTGTCCTAAAATATTCACAATGTTTTCTATTTGCTTTCTTAATATTGGCAAGTCTGGTTTCTGTGAAGAACCAACCTGTATCTGAAAAGCATATTCACCCTTAACCAATTTCTCATTCATATCCGATGTAATATCAGGAAGCCATTGGAATTTCTGGATACCGGTCTGCTCATCCACCCCACTCTCACCAGTTATAAGTTGCAATTCTTCTAAATCAACAAACTGTCTTATAACCTGCCATAGTTTCCTAGCCTGGCGATTGCTGAAATCCTGAACCATATCAGCCTTATCGTTTAGTCTTAGGTTCTGTCCGGCCTGTCCTATCTGTGCTTCTGTTGCAGTTTCCGCCTGGGTTAAACCCGTAAGCATAGCCTTAGTAACACCGGTCTCTAAGGAAACAACATCCAGAATTTTCTCTAAGAACGCAGCCAAATCACCCTTCACCTGGGTTAATGAAATCTCCTTAAAGACATCACTTGGATTTTTGTTAGTAAACACAATAGACCCTAATTGTCCATCACGAAGTGCCCGGTTACCTTCTTCAGTAACCGCAGTTTCATCAACACCAATCTTCGTCATAAACTTATCCACCTGGTCTAAGATATTCTCGAAAGTAACATTAAGTCTATCCTGTAGTCCCTTAAAAACATCAACATCACTGCGTGGATAAAGTTTATGTCCATGCTTGTTGAATGTTAAAACCTCATACTGGAAACCATCCATTTCGTAGGTTGATTTTTCATGCCTTAATGCCTTATAATCAGAACCGTCTTTAGCTAAAACAATTATATAGATTCCATCTTCTTTCTTGTAATGGATTTCATATAAATCAATCGTCTTAAACCTTTCTAATTCTGATTCCGGCATATCTTTAGACAAACTTGAAGGAACCTCACCACCCTTTAAATCTTTGGTATTGCTATAGTTGGGGTTTTTCTTTACCTCTTCCAATGTCTTTGTAATTTTCTCATAGACATAATCTGCCGTATGTATTGAATTTGCACGTGGGTCTATACCAAAGTTGAATGGATTTACCCATAAAGCATATGGACTTTCCGCACGTATGTATTCATTCTTTTCCATATTCTGCGGTAATTCCTCTTCTTCTTTTGGTTTCTTTAAACCCATCTTTTCCAGGAGTCCACGGGTCTTTCTTTTCTCCCTGTTCTTTTCTAAACCCTCATCAGGAATATCACTTCCAAATTGAGTTGCATAACCAACCTTACTTACCCCCATACCCAATACATAAGCATCAAATATAACGTGCTGGTTAACTTTCTTAATGTCTAACTCACGAAAATAATAATTGAGAATATTAGCGGCATAAGGTGCGGAATCCTCATCTGGTCTTCTTTTAGGAATTGCCAAGATATATGGATTCTTATAGTAAAGACTTGGAATTACATTCTTAACTATCGGATAGACTACGTTAAGTGCAACAAAAGAATCTTTAACCCCGAAATCCTCTTCGAACTTTCCACCATATCCTTTCTCAAAATATGCAATATTATCCCCTGCACCCTTAATTTTATTTTTCTCAACCGAACCAAATTCATCTGCCTTGAACTTCTCAGCTGATTCTATTTCGATACGCCAACGTCTAATCTCATCACTATTTATCCGTTTCATATTTACCCCTTTATGTCCTCTTTCCCTCCGTCAATATTTATTACTTCAGAAATTATTGTATCTGTTTTTATAACTACCTTCTTTTCCTTTTTAACTTCATTTTTCTTTGCCATTTTATTCTCCTTTTAGCTAAATGCTAAATTGTCAATTGGTTTTCTCCATCTCCTTGGCAGACAAGCCATCTTATTTAATTCTTTATTATAAGATTGTTTTTCCAACCAAGCTGGAGTATTCCTCGGTATTCCTTTTCTCTTAACAACCCCACCTTTTTGAATAAGCGGTAAGTGGTAAGCAAGGGAATCTAATATATCATCGTGGGCAGAGTGGGGGAATTGGACCATTTGCCAAGAGAGTTCCCCGAATACTCCCTTTAAAAGCTCATATTTCTCTCCTGGAAACCTAATCGCACCCCTTTCGTGATAGGGCTGTAAGGCCATAATGCGATTAACCTTTCCCTGCCCACGTCTAGAGGATGCCTGGAATTCATGCACCCCGAATAATTTAAAGGCGGGATTAGTTATGCGTTCCTTTGCTATCTGCCTCTCTAATTCCAATCGAAGCATTCCACGGAAAAAATTAGTTTCTATACCCAACATCTTAAATCCATATCTATAATTTAATCGTATGATTTCGTTGATAATGTCTGATGGCTGTAAGTGCTTGTTGACGATTTCAAAGATGTGCATGTCCATCTTATTATCAGTTCCAACCACCGTAATTGCTGTAAAATCCTCGCCCTCGCCAGCTGGGTCACAGGTTGCAGTGATGTATAAATCATCTTTCTTTATGTCTCCATAGAATGCGAAATCTTTAACCTTGAATACCGAAGTTTCAGGGTCAGTCGGTTCATTTTGATATAAACAATTTTTTGAACCATAGCCATGTGCTATATAATTTCCTGTTTCGGTTTGAAGAGCATAAACTTTTTCTCTACCATCTGGTTTTATAGAAATAACTTTATCTTTTTCTTTGACAAAACTACTTCCATGTTTAAACATTGATTTTTCAATCGTATGTTTTCTCGCTGGATTAGATTCAAGAATAAACCTTCGTTTACCCTCGATTCCACCATTAACCCAATAATATACAGTTTTTCCACCTAAAGCTGTTCTGCTTGGTACCTTTTCTGCACTATTCCATTTATAATCTAATGTCGCTAAAACAGTTTCTAATTTGCGACATACCTCTGGATTTTTAACTCTGCTTTGATTTAAAATTATAGAATCTGTGCAACTTCCTTCACCATCGTAAAATCCACCAAGCCAAGTTGCTGCTTCATATTGATTAACAGATAAATCACGCATCTTAGGTTCAAACATATACATTAATTTAGAACCCACAGCAGCTGGCTTATATTCTCTGTGTGATTCATCCAATCTCCCCGTATACCAATGATGGTCAGGGGTACATCTTATGGTTCTACCAGATTCAAGTGTTATTTTTACAACATCAGCTATACGAGATTGGACCTTTAAAACTTTAGATTTTACTAATTGTTTTCTTCCTGTATCTCTGCGATTCCAACCTATTACAATTTCGTCTTCTTTTATTTCACCAATTGGTTTAGATTTCCAATTATCCATAAGTATTAATGATTCATATGGATTACAAGAATAAATATATGTTCCCTGAACCGATCTTTGTTGACTTAAAAATTCTTTTGTTAATGAATTTTCACCAATATTATCAAAGAAATATGTTCCATTCTCTTCAGCCTTCTTAATAAATATTCCAAAGTTTCCTTTTATATCCTGTTCGGCTATAATACGTCCATATAGATCACCGAAATTCCAGCGGGTTCCAAGCATTATGACGTCACCACCTGGTCTCAATAGGGACAAGGAGCGTCTATAACAATCCTCAACCTTATCCATTTGTTCTTTAGTTGTAACGTTTACATCACTTACCAAATCATCAAAGATAATACAATCATAATGGAAACCAACCTTAGTCGTTCCTACTCCACCAGTATCAACGGATGGTTCCGGCCTTCCCGTCTTTCGTGGAGCAATAATTATTTGTGATTCTGACCACTTCCCTTTCTTGGGATCGGTTTCCCACTTCCCGAACATTTCACGAAACCTGGAGTTTTCAACATTGCCTATTATGTGAGCTTTAACGGAATTTAAAAACCCTACAGATTTAGTGGCAGCATCAGAATAAATCAATATTGCTTCGTTCGGATTGTGAACAAGCCTCCACAGTATGTATGCTACCGTGCCTATGCTTGACTTGAACGTATACCTGGGCATAAGGATTAGCTTCTGCTTATTATCATTAAGCAAGAATCTGCACAACTCAGGATAGAACTTATTTTGTTCTATGTCCTTGAATCCCAAGCACTTATTACAAAACTTATAAAAGTCAAAGAAGCATTCATACTTATCTTTCAAGAAGTCTTGACGTTTCTTTGGTATATCAGTAATTTCTGGTTTTTCAAATGGCATAATAAAAAAAGGACTATCTGAAGCGAATAGGAAACCTAATCACCTCAAATAGCCCTTTAGTTAAGTTTGGAGCTATTAATCTTCTAAACTATCAATGAACCTATCAACTATAAATCTATGAGTCTTACCGGCTTCAATAAGAATGCTTGTCTTGTCTGCGCCGTATGGTCCGACATTAATCGTAATCTTACCACGACCGTGCTTGAATATACCATAAAATAACTCACCTATCTTCCTTTTAATCTGTTCCAGTGCTTCACCTCATAGATTAGGATTAAGGTTAAAAGGATAATTATTGTATCTAATTGTAAAAGGTCAATGAATCTACCTAAACTAAATATTCCAATCCTGCTTATTATAATATAATATATTATGTTCAAATTAATATTCTGGGAATATAATTAAATGTTCCCACTTCATGCACCTGATTCCAGTATGACCAACAACCATCCTGCTTCTAATTGGTCCATTCCAGTATAACCAATCCCAAATATCCTGCGGTGCAGTAATTGTATTATATTTCCCATGTTCCTTTTTAACGTTTTCAATTACCTGACTATACTCTTTATCCTCAGTTTTATTCAATTAATATTCCTTCCTGAGAGGCATTGTAAGAGATTATGTTGATTCAGTGTGAAATCTTTCATTAAAAGTATTTTCTTTGAAATCTTACCCCATTCTGTGCGTTTAAAGGGTATTCTAGTGTCATCTCTTATCTGATTTTATCCATTATATCTTTCAGATTATAGAAATCATATTTCTTCTTACAGAAGCATTTGGTTAAACTTTTATATGTTGCTTCACAGTTTTCAAAGAACGGACATTGTTTATCTTTAGTATTGATGGGGGTTAGGCATCTCATAGTGTAAAAATAATTTCTAAAATTTTATAGCTACGTTGGTAGAACCCCTTACTAATAATATATATAACTAAAAGGGTGGGGTGGGTATCAAGTCTACCTACCCTATCCCCTTATACATCTTATACTTATGTTACAACTTCCTATAATAAGAATTATGTTAACCTTATAAGCACAATCAATTATCATTAGAGTATAGTTGCCTTAGGTATGTGTTCTCTTGCTCTATTTGTTGTATCGTTACATCGCTTGTAACCTCTTGGTCAATTCTATCAACGAATAAGGACTTCGCCTTGCCCAATAACTCATAGCATCTTATCTTATTAGCGTCTTGCTTACTATTCTTTGCAATTTCCCTAAGTCCAGACAGTATATACTCCTCCGTAATCATAGACGTATCAAATATGTCTAGTTTCTCCTTGTCAATCGCACTTACTATGTCTTGTTTCTGTAACAAATTATACCCATGTTTAGCCGCCAATTCCCTTGTTTTAAACTTATACCCTGCCTTTATTACACTGTCAGTATTATTATAACCTCTTGCCTTATAATATATAAATGCTCTCTGTTTCTTTACGATCTTTCTCATTTTAATCCTTTAATCTTTTAATCTTTCAATCTTTCAATCTTTTAATCTTTCAATCTCTTAATCTTTTAACTCTTTAATACTCTATCACTCCATATCTATATAATCTATATATTTCTAACATTTAAATATCTTTAATATTTAACTCTTCATCTTCTATAACTTTTAATAATATTTGTTTATGATGTAGTTTATTGAGTTTATTAATATCTAAATCTTTAGAGTTTAAATCTAAAGTAATATTAATATATTGATCAGTGTCCGAATTCTTGATGTTTATTCTCTTTAATATTGCTGTAAGTAACATATATATATATTAATAATAGAGAGCTTAAATAGTCTGTCAGGTCTTTTATTTAAAATTCATATAAAATATGTGTACCCCGCTTATTTAAGCTCTATATATAGTATACCACACAAATGTGTGGAACGTCAAGAGCAGTTGGCACAATATATGCTTTAGGGTATGTGATCCAGAATGTCAAGGACTTAAATAAAATATCTATCGTCTATCTCAAGAATAAAACTTGACAACTCCAGAGAATATGCTATACTACAATTATGATAAACGAAAGCGGTAAACTCAATCAAACAAAAATAAGGGTAGCAAGTAAAGGATTCGGAAGCCTCAACTGTTTTCGTTTATCAGTCCTTGAAAGCTACTCTTTTTTATTAAAGGAGGAGAAGAGTTCACTAAAGCGGATGAGGAGATATTTTAAATGAGTATAAATTAAGGAGAGGAAATGAAGAAAGATAAAAGATTGTTAAAGGGAGTAGCTAACTATATTTTAGAACATATCAACGATAAAGATTTAA